GCCCGCTTATCTTACCGGGGCTGGAGCCGTAAGGCCCCATCCCGAACATCCGGGTGAGCGTCTGGGCACCCGCAATGGTGTTACCCTGACCGCGCCCTGAGACGATGTCGGCCGGGATGACGTAGGAGCCCGAGGCCACGTGGGTCTTGTGGGCGTCGGTCCGCCCTGGGACTGACGACAGGATCGCCCCTCGGGCGATGTTGTGGGATTCCGCCCGGGTGACCCAGGAGGCCGGTCCGGGGGGCTTTACCCCCTCTACCCCGCCGCCTGAGGCCATCTGGAGGGCAGAAAGGCTCCCTGGTGAGGTATTTCCGGCCGAGGCGGTGAAGGCCGCCCCCGCGTCCGCCAGCCCCATGGGTGCCCCTTGCACGGGCATCTGGTTCCCACCCATCATCATGCCCCCGACCCCGGGGACAACGCCGCCCATGGCCCGGCCCCGAGCCTTGGAGAGGGCTATGGCAACAGCCTGCTTGTCGGCCTTTTGCTTGCCGAACTTGGCCTCGGTCTTGGCGAAGGTCTTACCGGTATGCAGCTCCCGGATATTGCTGGAGATCGTCTTGGAGCTGGAGCCTGATTTGAGGGGCATGATGGCCTTATGTGTTGTAGTACGGCATCTTGACGACTGTGCCGTTGGTCAGCGTGACACTCATGAAGCCCACAGGGTTGGCTGGGAGAGTTGCAGCTCCAGCTGTGGCCGTGCTCGTGGTGCCACCCTGTTGGGGGAACACCGCCTTGAAAGTCTGCACCAGGGCAGACAGCTGCTGGACGATGCCCTGCAGCTGAATGACGATATCGGGGGAGCCTGCGCCACCTGGCTCATTGGCGAGGGCGTTACTACCGTTGTCCATCATGCTCATTTAGCGCCGTCCTGCTGGGGCGAACCGGTATTTGATCGAACCAATACGCCAGAAGCTATCCAAGTCTGATGAGGCCACCGTGATGCTCATCAGCCGTCCCCGGAAGCGAACCGCCAAATACTGGGTTGCCTGCGTCACTGAGTAAGGACCGTAGCTGACCGGAGTTTCCCCGGGGTAGTTCGTAATGTTGAATGTTAGCTGAATTGTGGCGGATGGAGTGCCAGCGAACGTGCCCCACTTAAAGTCAGGGAGAATCTGGTCAACGTAAGCGAACTCCTCGCCCTCCGCCAAATAGAAGAAGCCAGTAGTGAACGACGACGTCAACGGACCGCCGTCCGCGTTGGGCGAGGTCTCATGCTGGTAGATGAGCCCAGAGGCTGAGGCTGCGATGGGCGGTCCCAGAACCGTCTGGTCGATCCAGGCCGTACGCGACATCGGGCCGTAGTCCCAAGGCGCTCCAGGCTCTGAGATGTTGACCTTCACGTAAGAGTCACACTCGCCCGACGTGCTTGCCGACGAAGGGTAGAACCAACCCACCTCGTTGTAAGGTGTGTTCGGCATGGCCCGGATATTGGAGAGGAAAGCCGTGTTCAGGTTCTGGAACACTGCGTCCCACACGGGGCAGGGAATCACAGACACGCCCGAGCCGTTGTAGATGAAGAAATTACTCGGTCCCATCCAGTAGACCGCACCACGCAGCTGTTGAACGCTGTGCGACGAGACCGCGCCCGCGCCCGCACCAATCTTGGTGAAGCCATAGATGAATGGCTGGCCCTGATAGTTCATGGCCCAAACGTCAAGGTCGGTCCAGAGCAGGTTCTGGGTGGACACCGCCATACCAGCCACGATCTTCGAACCTAGCGGGATGACGTAGTTGCCTGCCTGAGTGGTGGGCGTCGGCGTCCAGTTGGTATAGTCACTCTGGTCAGACCACTGAACCAGTAGCGGCTCCTGGGTGTAGCCCAACCCGTTGGCGTCACGCAGTGAGGATCCAAAGGCAATCAAGATCTGGGCAGTCGTCGAAACGAACATGCCTGTGTTCTTGGGAGGGGCCTCCGAGATAATGGCAGCGTTCAAGAAGCCGCCCGTCGGGTCAAACACGTAGATGCCGCCGTCCTCAGGGCAAGCCATGAGGAGCTCGCCCCAGTTGTCCAGCGTCCAGTCCGTCGCTGTGATGGGCGTACCAGTCTGAGGCGACGTGCTGCCCGTACCAAAGCCGTAAGCTCCTGCGCCATAGAGACCCAAGCCGTAACCCACACCAGGCGACGCCGGACCCAGCGCAATGTTGTAGACAATTTCAGCGTTCCCATTGTTCATCGGGAACCGCCCAGTGGCAGAGGCAGCCGCGTTGGCCTGGATCGTGAAGTTGTTGGCGTCCGTTACCGAAATGACAACGTAGTGCCCACCGATGGTGACACCATTCCCTGTCGTCGAAACGGCAAGGAAGATGGAACCCCCGGCCTGAGTGATTCCGTGAGCTACAAAGTTGACGGTGATCAACGACGAGCCTGCAGCAGTGATGAACACCGGGATGGAAGCGAAGACGATATTGTCAGCGGCACCAACGCCTGCTCCCGCAGCGTTCTGGTTCATCGTGACGGTGGTGGCCCCGGTAGCGGAAACCTGCGTTCCCGTGGGGATCGCGCTGGGCGTCGTAATGTCCCAGATGGAAAGGTCTTGGACCACCCAAGCGGGTGTTGAAGCAAAGTGCAGCGTTGGATTGCCCGAGGCAGTTGTTGCATTGGTCGTCACAGGGTTGGTGGTAGTCGCTGTGGCGTTTTGCGAAGCAATGATCGTGTAGGAGTGGGTGCCCGTCACCGATGCGATTTGGTAGAGCCCGTCAAGGATCAGACCGCCCTGGGACACCGGGACATTGAAGAACACCGCGTCATAGGTCGTAACATCCGTAATGTTGGGGTCGGTAATCCCCACCACTGGGCTGCCGTTGGTGGTCGAGATATTGGGCACCAGGTCGCTGACAAACTGCTGAGGTGTGACGTTCTGCAGCGTTCCATTCGTGATGATGCTCAGCTGGTTGGTTGCGCCAATCGCCAAATGGGAGTTCAACGAAAGGTCTTGCCAGGCGTGAAGATCGCGAACGGTGCCCGTCAGCTGGAAGGGGTAGAAGCGGCTCCAGCCTCCCAGCTTCTGGACCAACGAGTCGCGGTAGCGAATAAGCGAGCTCTGCGAAACACCCGCGCGCAGCAGCGTAGGTGTCCGCTCGACGTTGACGCCAGGAACCAGTGTGACGGAGCCGAATGGCATTAGATATTGTCTTCCCAGCCCAGGCAGAACATGCCGTTACCACCAGAGCCACCGTAATAATAGATGTTCGTGCTCTGAAGCATGATCGTTCCACTCAAGCCGACGCGGGTGGGGTCGCCGTTTGAGATCGGTGGGGGATTGTTGCCGGAAATGCTGGAGTAGTTGTTGTTCGGTCCTGCTGAGTAAGAACCGATACCACCACCGTTCAACTGTCCCGGCATGTAGATATTGATTGCGTCTGCCGTGGTCGGGACGAATGTCGAAACGCCAACGGCCACCATACCCGCAGTCGAGTTGCTTCCCAGAGCCCCGGAGACCATCAACGGCATAAGATTGGTCTGAGCCAGGCCCTGGATATACTCAGCGCGGCGGTTGAATTGCCAAGTGCCCATAAGCTGAGCAACACCTGCTGCCGTACGCACCCAACCAACCCGGGACTTGTAGGTGTAGCCTGAGGGCATTGTCGGAGAAGTGGCAGACAGCGATGCCAAGCAGGCTGTGGTACCGTCAGCCTTGGCGATCACCCAGATGGAGTACCACTGGGCAGCGGCAATCGCGCCAGTGTCCAGAGCGTTGGCTCCGGTGGTGCCCATGTTGATGGTCGAATTTGGAACAACGATCAGGTAGTTGCCTGCACCGTCCGTGGTGGACACGCCCGTAGCCGCCACAGAGACCGTGGTGTTTGTGACGACCTTGATAACCAGCTGAGTGAACAACGCCGTCGGGATTGGCGAGCTGTTGGTGATGAACTTCTGCCAAACCGTTGTGGTCGAGTTGCCGGTTGTGGTCGGCATCCACAACGCCTTGCTGGAATAGTCCACTGCCAGCGGGAATGGCGGGTTGTTGACGGTAGCGGCGGTACCGGCCAATTGTCCGTTTGGCGAGCCATTGACCGAAACCACATAGACCTTGCTGTCATCGGCGTATTTGACGTTGGTGCCGTCCGAATACAGTTCGGTGCGGAGTCCTTGAGGGACCACGACGCCAGTCGAACCAACAGCCGCCGTTTTGACGGTGACGTTGAAGGCTCCCGAAGTCTGATTGTCAACGATGAACCGCCCCGCGCAGGCCACCGTAGCCGAGTTGGGGGACAGCGGGATGATTAGGCTGCGGTTACCCGTCAGCGCTCCCGAAAGCGCAAACACCAAGTTCTGGAATTGCGCCGAGGTCAACGTCACATCCGAAGACGTGACTGACACTGGGAGCACCCCCGAAAGGATGGTGTCCATCGCAGTGATCACGCCGTTGTTGAGCACGCCACCCCAAAGGTTGAGGTCACCACCCACCGTGGGCAAAACAAGGCTGTAGTTGTTTGTGACTGGATCGGCCATGGGTTACATCCGTGGAGGCGTTGCGGTGGCGTTGGGCTGCTTAGGCGTCCAAGCCTGTGAAGCGTACTTCTTGCGGTTCTCCTCCACCATTGCCGACTGCCAGAGCGCCTGGTAGTGCGCCTCCCAACCCGATGAGGCCCTCGGGTCGTCGGTCTGTGCGCCGTAGTCCTTGAGGTAGCCGTAACCAAACACCAGCGCTTCTGTCAGGTACAGGTCCGGTAAATATGTCGAGAGGTAGTTCGACTGGTTGGTCGCACTAAGTGGCGTGAACCGAATCGTCCCGATCACCTCGACCGTGTAGTTGGCCCCCGGCGAAGGACCAACAATGATCTGTTGGTCAGTGATCATGGCGTAATACCGTGGCACCGCTGGTGCAGGCATAATGTCCGCTGTATCATCGGGGTAAACCGAATCCATCCACTCCCGGGAAACTGGGATCAGCGCTTGGCGGTAGGTTTGCGTTCCTGCCGGGGTGAAGATGTTGATGGACTCACTGACCACAATATGTTGTGGGAACGTGAAGTTCCGGCTGCTGACGGTCAACGACCCAGAAGTGTCTCGAACAATCGTACCCAACAGGTCGAGCTCGCGCTGCAGCCGGTTCTCAACGTCGTCCACAATGTTGGGGAGAACCGCCAGATAGTTGGCATCCGTTGGCGGAATGACCAGCATGTTGGCGAGAGACGTCACAAACGTGTCGTAGGTCAGGGCCATGGCTTACCCGTTTGGAGCTTGAACTGACACTGCGTTGGTGTACGCAGCGGAAAAGGGCATCGGGTAGAGCACGCTAAGTACGTTGGTGTTCAAATCTACACCAGTAACCGGCATTTGGGCAACCGTACCGTTATCCAGCTGTACCAACACGGTATCGCCAACCTGGAAACCAGTGGCGCTTACCACCGGCAAAAGAATCGCGCCCTGGAGCACGTTGGCGGACAAGGTCGACTGGACCGGTCCCGATTCTTCGTAGGTGAAGTTGGGTGGACGAGCGTTGATGATCGGTGGCGGGTCCGGTGGCAGCACAATGGTGCGGAGCTGCTCGTTGGGAGTGTCAAAACAACGCTCCTTACAGACCAAAACCTGAATGTTGTAGATGTGCTGCCCCGCCCACCCCGTCTGCCAAACCAGGTCCGAGCGGTTCCGCCAAAAGCCACAGCGGTCACACTGGGCAAAGGCTTCTGGACCGGTGGGATCAACGACCGCGTATTTCCCGTGTGGGCGCATCAGACCACCGTGTTGTTAGTGGGACCTGGACCAGGTACGGTTGGGTTACTACCCTCGCCCGGACCAGCCACGGTCTTGTTGGTTCCTACGCCCGGACCAGCAACCACCACGTTGCTGGTTGGACCTTGTGGGCCTCTACGCACTATCGCCTGGATGTACATCATGCTCGCGCCCGCGAACGCGGCAAAGATGCCGTTGTACACCACTGAGGCGATGGTAAAGCTACCCTCGCCGTCAAACAAAGCCCTATTTGGAGAAGGGCTAGTCGCGATAATCAGGACGCTGCCCGTACCTGAGAACGTAACAGGGTTGGTGAAGCTGAAAACCCGAGCATCGGCGTTGAACACACCTTGACCATTCAAGGTGATAAAGCCGCTCAAGGCAGCCTTGGTTGACAGAGCCAAGCTGCTCGTGCCTGCAAGACGCGCGGAGCTCGGGGAGATCGCACGAGCCAGCGCAGAAAGAGAACCCGTACCGGCAAACCGAGCAGTAACCGATGCCAGGATGCGTCCGCTTACGACCAAACCCCCGGTGCCGCTGAAGGTTGCAGCGCCCGGCTGTACGGTAACGCCCGTGTAGGTGACGACGATGATGCCCGGCTGACCAGCACCACCAGTTGTACCCAGGTTTCCTGCACCGGTACCGCTGTTACCGCCACCGCCACCGCCGTATTGACCACCAGCACCACCATTGTGCGCCTGTGAGGAGTCGACGCAGCCACCGCCACCGCCACCGCCACCGACTCCTGCTGTTATTGCAGGGCTGGTCTGCGTCCAAATGGTTGGGGCAGTGCCTGGAGAACCGTCAGTTGTGGAGTTACCGCCGTTACCACCTCCAGGCGTACCACCGGTACCACCTGTGGTGCCTGAGTTGGTGTTACCGACAGTACCGCCGTTGGCACCACCGCCACCGCCACCGCCTTGGGTAGCCGAAGCAGTAGTGGTTGCACCAGCCGCACCTGCACCTGACGGACCAGCTGCACCACCGCCACCGCCGCCTGAACGGCGGGCTGATGAGGAGCCACCAGTACCACCAGAAAACTTGGTTGAACCCACGCAGCTGGCGGCAAGGCCACCGCTACCACCAGCACCAGCCTGGACGCCAGCCGCACCCCCCTTGGCTAGGGCACCATCGCTGACGAGCGTGGGGGCCGCGTTGGTGGTCTTGTTAATCCAGGTATCGCCTCCCGCACCGCCAACCTGAATATTGATGGTGGCCCCCGCCGCCAACGTAATGTCAGAGTCGGTGATCTTAGCGTAAGCGCCGCCGCCACCGCCTGAGCCACCGTTACCGTTGGTTGCCGTACCGCCGTTACCGCCACCACCCACCGCCTCGAACGAGTAGGGAGCGCCAAAGTCAGACGGCAGGACCGTACTTGTCCCGCTCGTCAGGAATATGACCTTGGTTGCCACGAGCGGTAACTCTTGGCGTTACGACAGCGTAACGATCAACGATCCAGCTGCAACCACAAGGGAGTCACCCACGAGGATCGTGCGTGCGGTCTGAAGTGTACCGTACCACAGCATGTCAGACGAGCCCACAGGAGAACCGTCCCACAGCTGCAGCCCCAGGATCGAACCGTTCGAAGAGAACGGACCGAAGGTCATGCCTGCTGTATTCGACGCAGAGCCAGCGGGCGAAGCCGCCGCTCCAAAGAGCGCCGTGACACGCGAGTAGCCCGTTTGAGTGCCGAGCTCAGAGCCCGAAACGGAGGTGGGGGTGCCCGCCGCGAGGCCCGCCCAGAGCGCGGTGGGGCGGGTCGGGGTGGCTCCCAAGAGACACCAGTCCAGGTAAGCCTTCGAAAGGTAGGCGGAAATATTGGCCATTGGTCTTAGGCTCCCTTCAAGAAGCTTGGTTGTGCCGCGAAGGCCTCCGCATCGCGCATTGTTGTCATCGCTTTCGCCAGGTCTGGATGCTTATTGACGAAAGCCTTCCAGATAACGCCGTTTGGGTTGGTGATGTACTGCGACTTCGCCATAAGCCGTACACGGTCGAGGAACCGCTCTTTCGAGAGCACCTCGGAGAAGTTGAACGCCGCGTGAAAGCCAAAATGTCGGGAATCGACACTCGGGCGGCAACACTCAAACGCAAACTTATGCGCCAGAGGCTCAGGTGCCCAAGTGAACCCCCTAGCTTCTAGCCTAGGACGGAACTTTCGGCAAAGGAGGTCATCGTCGGCCGGAGTGTCACAGGGGAATTCCAGGCGGTTTTCCCGCATGTAGCGCTTGAGAGCCGAGCTGATAATCGAGAATCCGCCATTGCCGACGTTCTTGCCGTCCTGGTACCACCACGGCGCACCGATGTAATCGTACTTTAGGAAATCGTCAGACCACATCGAGGTGTCCCAAATCCAGCTGTCCCACTGGATGTTGAGGGTGTGGGGCGTCTTGAGCAGCGGCGGAACGTCGTACCACCACGAGCGCGACCAACCCAGCTTCTCGGGCCAGTCAGGAACCTGGTGGAAGGTCCAATCACATTGGACCGTACCGCGATGTGCCATTGCGTCGCGGACCGGTGTGAACACTTTGGGCTTATCGGTAAGGATAAGCACCTGACCAAACTCAGCGACGCGAAGGCAGTCCTCCAGCGCCAGCGCAGCCAGTTCATGCTCCCGGGTCTCAATGAGAACGAGGGTGACTGTTGGTAATTTCAACATTCTTCGGGAGCTCGTGTTGGGTCATGTAG